ATTTGAACTAATATGGTTTACTCCTTCAAACAGCTTTAAATTTTTAATTTTCTCCCAAGCTTCTTGCTGTTCTGCTGTGTATGGGACTGTCTCTTCTTCTGATAGTTCGTATTCTAATGTAATTGGATTAGACTGTAACCATGTTTTAAGTTCCGCAACTGTTGTTGCTTTAGATTTATCTATATAAATTACAAACTGTTTATATATACCTTGCGATAAACTCCATCTAAAATGTTGTTCATCCTGATTACCATTTATAAATTTAAAATGACTACATAAAGAATTTGTAATATTTATAGTAGGAGTATTTAAATTAATATAGAAGCGTTCTACATTAGATAAAGAAGCTCCCCAAAGTTTCCAATTCTCATCATCACTTCCGTCTAACACAACTTGTTTCCTCGTATGATGTATTCCATCATCTGCTAAATAACTTCCTTCCATTAGTTTTTGTTCTTCTCCTAATGGGAAGTAGACTGTTTGTTCTTTGTATGGAACGTATGGGGTTGCTACTGTACCAATTTCTAGCTGTAAATTTGTTACTGCATTTTCTGAACAGTCTATTCTTAGTCTTACATATTTTGTTACATTCCAATTTTTGTAATTATCTATTTGCAAATTAGTATCGTACCCTAAAAAGTTTTTACTTTCATCATAAAATGCTACATATTTAGAATCTGCTGTTCCACTATAACTAAATACATAATTTTTTGTGTTATCTACTGCAATGTAATCCGTTCCATACCCATTTACACTTGTTACCGTTGCCCCTGTAGCTATGCTTGGCAACTGTTTCCAATTCATTTGTTTTACTAAATTTTTCCCTACATCTTTAATCTCTATATCTCCTGTTATATTTTCTATTGGGCTTGGGTAGTCTGGACTAGGGCTTGTTCCGTATTGTTCGTATTCCGTTGCAGGACCTTTTTCAATTTGGAAATCTTCTATTGCTGCAACTGTTGGTGCAGCGGAAGAATTGCCTATTTCAACTCTTACATAGCAGCAATTAGAACTAATTGTTGTAGTAAAACTTGTAGCAGTAGTACTGTTATTACTTGCTTTAATAAAGTTTTTATCATTATCATATTGTAGCACATAATAAATTCCCTCAATCCCATTTTTGTTTGAAATAGAATATGTTTCTTCACCTGTAACACTTATAAATTTTTCAGAACAGACGTAGTTGTCATTTTGCACAAAAGTTACGCCATTGCTTGCTAAAAATAAACCTGCTTTTAATGTTCCATTAAACAAATTCTTTCCACTTCTTGCTGTTTGAGTAGAAGAACCTTCTAATTTTTCTATTATTATTTTTTCTACAATAGGACTTGTAAAATTTATGTTTTTACCCTCAGCTATTTTTTCCCCTTTTTGTAATTCAAACGTCTTAATATAAAGTTTTCCATCTCTACCAATTACTGCAAAACCTTCTGCTTGTTCTGCAATGTAACTTAAATAAGTTCTTGCTGATACTGTATTGTCGTACACTGCTATTTCCTTATTCATGTTTAAAAAAGAAGTAGAACCGAAGTTCTACTCCTGCTTTTGAACATATATCCTGTAATACAGTTAGTAAAGTTGCTGGGTATGTTAATTTACTTCCATCGTAATTAAATTCAAATTTAAGCATATTGTCTATTAATTTTAATGTTACAGTATAATCATCATCTTTACTAACTTCATCTGTATTAAAAATACCAACTGGTATTATTTCTCCTGTTATTCCACTTTTTATTTCCACCTTATTTATAGTTTCTGGCACTGCTGTTTTATACAATTTTAACTCAGCACTTTTTGCAGTAACTGAGCCAAAACTAAACTCGTCATTAGAAAGCAGCTGTTGTTCTACTTTACAACTCAGTATGTATTTTTTATCTATTTCACTATCGTTTATAAACACTTTCAATGCATGTGGTGTATTATATATCTTTGCTTTGTAGCTATCACTTGTATCATACATTAACTATTTACCCCCTCTACTGCTGTTTTTTGTGCTTCTGTTAATTCTTTTTGCATTAAATTAAAAGAGCACTTCCACCTTGTTTTAGAAGTGTTCGTATTTAATTCTGTATCTATCATTCCTACTTTTCTTTTTGAAACTCTAAATTTTGCTCCTTCTAAAAATCCACCATCTACTACTGGAACTTTAACATCCAATATAAATGGATTTTTATATGTCTTCTGTATAAGTTGTTCTGCTTCTTCTTCTGTGTTAAAATCCCAACTCATAGAAAGCTTTAAAAGTCCTACTGCAATGGGATTGTCTATTAAAGAACCATCAACAGCAGAAGAATAACTGTCTTTGTCTGTATCTTCTATATCAGCTGAGTATGTACTTGGTGTTGGTAAATTTTCTGTTTTTCCATGTTCTCTCCATAACATAACTTTATCCTCCTACTAATGCTTCTATATCTTTTCCTGACTGTCTTTTCATGTCTCGTAGATTGTCTAATAATATTTGTCCTAGTTTTACATTTCCTACATTTACTGTTAAATAAATTGGTTTATTGTTTTCATTTTCTTTATATGCTATATCACTTAAAGCATCCAACATATTATTAGCCTTAACATTTACAGGTTTTATTGTTGGATTTGTTGAAGGAATACCTGTTACCGCTTCCGTATTTATTGTATAAGACATTGTTCCTGCTAAATTTTCTATTTCACTTTTTACTTTTCCAACGTTGTCTTTTATTCCTTTTACCATTAAATCAATCATATCTGGCATATATGTATGGAAATTACTCAAAGGTCCTTCGTCTGGTTCTGAGAAACCTAAAAATCCTTTAATTTTGCTAGCAACACTTTGAACTGCACTTCCAACCTTATGAGCTGTATTTCTTATTCCAGAAGCCATATTCTCTGTTAAATCTTTACCCCACGTTGTAGCATTTCTTCCTAGATTTGTAAATGTAGTTTTTATATTATCTCCCCAACCAGAAATTACTGTCTTTGCATTATTAAGTCCAGTTGAAATATTGTTCTTTAATGTATTTACTTTATCTCTAACAGTATTAGATGCATTAGACCAACATTCACTTATTTTAGATTTAACATTATTTCCCCAATTTGATATTGTATTTCGTGCATTATTAAATCCTGTGGCAATACTGCTTTTTACATTATCAACTTTTTCTTTCACTTTGTTTGAAACATTATCCCAACATTCTTTTACTTTATTTTTTACATTTCCTGCCCACTCAAATACTCCGTTTTTGATTTCATTGAATTTATTTTTAACATTCTCAGCAAAACCTATAAAAATTCCTGCTACAGCGTCCCAAACTCCTAATAGTCCCAATTTTAATCCTTCAATCAAAAGTTTACCCATTTCAGCCATAACAGTTGATGGTGAGTGTATACCAAATACACTTTTAAATCCATCTATAAATGGTTTGAAAATGTTATCATTAATCCATTGCCCTATTCCAGCAAAAGCATCTACTATACCTTTAAAAATTCCTGCTACAATATTTCCTCCACATTCTTCTATTTTTTCTTGAAAATATTGTTTTGCAGAATCAATTCCTTCGCTTATTTTTTCTCCAATTACTATTCCTAATTTAAGCATGCTTGCAATTGCTGTTCCAAGCATTTCTGAAAAAGATTGTGCTATTCCACTATAATCTATACCTTTTATCCAATTAATAATCGCATCTACTAAAGCTTGCCAATCTATATTAGCTATAAACCCAGTAACTGCATTATATACACCTATTGCGAGGTTTGACATAGTTTCAGATATTGAGCTCCAATCTGTATTTTTTATAAATCCATTAATTGAATTTATTATAGCTTTTCCAAACTGTTTCCAGTCAAATGTTGTTACAAAATTGTAAGCAAAATAAATTGCTGTATTTAACCCTTGCGCAACCGTATCTCCTACTTGCTTCCAATCTGTTACTGCTATAAAGCCATTTAATGTTTGTGCTATTCCAGATGCTATATTTTTAGCTGTACTCTGTATTTTATCCCAAGGTATTTTAGCTAAAGCATTGTTTAATTTTTTCCCTATCATAGCTCCGATTTCATTCCAATTACCATTTTTAATTACATCTATTATTTTGTTTGGACTTTTATCCAGCTCTGATAAATCCATATTAGGTGTAGCACTTCCGCTTCCTCCTGAATTTTTATTATCAGAAACATTATTTATTTCGCTGTGTATTCCACTTAAAGATTTACTTGTCTGTTTTGCACTACCTGATGCACTTTTCATAGATGAAGCTGTTGCTTTTGCAAATATATTTACTCCAGTAAAAGCATAAGCTAAACTTTGTATTGCTTTCATTAATTTATATACTAAGTTAATTACATATTCTATTACTGGTGCAAACATGCTTCCCATTGCATATTTCATGTATTCTATATTAGCACTTAATTGTTGAGCTCCAGCGTTTTGACTAGACAACCAACTCCTTGCTGAATTACTTAAAACAGAATATATCCCCCTCAAACTAAATAATGCCGCCGCATATTTTAGCACATGTTTTAGATTTCCTTTGAGACCATTTCCCATATTTTTTATATTGTTTGTAATGTTTTGAGTTACTTTAGGTATCCCCTTGAAGTTGTTTTTAAATCCCAAAGTACTAGCTTTGGCTTGTTCTATTTTTTGTTTAATCATACTAAAAAAGCCACTCATTTTTCTTTGAGTGGTAGTGTTCGAATTAGTTTTATTTTCTAATTCTGTCATTTTTGATTTGGCACTATCTAGTAACGCGTTATATCTAATTATTTCATTATTTAACTTATCACTTTCATTTACCATTTTAACATAATTGTCATCGTTGAATAATCTTAGCTCTGTCTGTTGATTTATTCTTTTAAATCCAGCATCTGGCATTTCTTTTGATACATTTTGTCTCGTCGTCTCTTTCATTTTATCTAATGCCCCATTTGTTATATTTAGCTTTATTTCTCGTTCACTTATTTTTTTTTGTAAACTATCTATTTCTTTTTGTAATTGTGTTGTTTGTTTTATAGCTTCCTGATTATTTACTTTTATTATTATTGCATTGTCTTGGTTATCTTTTTTTAAATTACGCATCTTATTTTTTATAAAATTAGTTGCTTTTTGAATTTTATTTTGGAGTGTTGATATATTAATTTTAGAAAAGGACTCTTGTACTTTCTCTAATTCTTTTTTTATTCCAGGAACTAATTTTTCAAATCCTTTTAATGCTTCTTCTACTTTTGCAGTAACAATAATTTCGATTTCTTCTACAGTCATACCTTCCCCCCTTTTCCAACATAATAAAAACACTTACCGAAGTAAGTGTTTAAAATATTTTATTTGCAAAATTTAATACATAGATGCTTCTACAATTTTAAATGTTGCCTTTTCCATTGCATCTACTTTATCTGATGTTACTAATGTAAATATATCAAAGTTTTGACTTTGTCCAGCACCCAAGTCATTAGCATAAACATAGCCATCATCAATTCTTGTGCCTGTTGAATCTACTGCTTCAATATGTAGACTAAAAGATTTCTTTTCACTTGTTTTATTAGTAACCTTTACTGTAAGTTTTGTGTTTGTAATACCATAACTTCCTTTTGTTACTTCAAAGTTGCCTAATTCAACGTTTACATCATTTTTTAAAACTTCCTCTGTACTTGCTCCAGTTGCCTTATTCAAATTTGAACTAACTTCATTTAAGCCATCTGCTAAAGCTTTTTGAGAATTAACAGTAATTATTATTGCAAGCACACATAAAATGATTCCAGCTATAGCTTGTCCCTTACTGGCTTTCTTTAGTAAAGAAACTATTGCAAAAATCCCTCCAATTAATCCTAATAAAAATGACAAATTGTTTACTATTGGAATAAATGATGTGCAAATCCCAATTATTCCCAACACTAAGCTTGCTGGTCCAAATCCGCTCTTTGTTTTTTCCATTATATTACCCCCTTTACATATAGGAGTATATTACAACCATTATTAAAAATCAATATATTATTATAAATTATTTTTCGACATAATTCGACATTAGCCTTTAAATAGCCTTCTTTGTTCTTCCAAGGTTTGTTCTTTTTCCTCTGTTTTAAATAATTCCTTGTATTGTTCTCTTATAGTTATCATCTTAGCATTTTGATTCATGCAATCACCTGCAATAAGTTTATTTGTAACCGCTTCTTGTAAATCAATTTCTCTTTTAAAGTCATCGATTCTTCTGCTTATTTGGCTTTGGCAATACAGATTTATTTCTTTATAGCTTCCTTCCCAGAAGTCGCTCGGTTTTAACCCAAAATAGTATGCTAAAGGCTCAGTTGCGTAAATTATTTCCGTTAAATTGTTAGAATTTTTGATATTATCTATTATTGAACCTAAGCTTCTAAAAATATTTGACTTTCTGCCATTTTGCTTATTGCTTTCTCTGCTGATTTCTGCACTAATTCGTCTATATTCATTGCTGATAAAGGATTTGATATCATTTCTGTTAGTTCTTTCTTGTTCATTTTTTTCATAAAAAAACCTTGTTCATTTATAACCTCTGTCAATTCCTTATAAATATCATTGTATGTTTTTCCATTTTCTGTTTTATAGTCATCTAAGAAATCATAAACTTCATCAGAGCTAGAAAATGCGTGTTTTCCATCTTCATTTTCTGCAAGTGTATATATAATCTTAGATAATGCGTTTAAGTCATTTTCCTTTACTGCTTTAAAATAAGCATCTTCAAAATTTTTATTTTTTAGTGTATTCGCGATTTCCACTATTTTTCTTGTTTTTAATACTAGTTTAATTCTTTTATTTTTTGTTTCTAATATCATTTTTTCTCTCCTTTGCAAAAGAAAGAAGGTTCAGTTCATAGAACCTTCTCTTAATATTAATATTTTGTTGAATCTCCTTCTACTGGGTATCCATCTGTTTCTACTACATTTGATTCTTTATATACTCTCATTGTGTCTTTTATGAAGTCTCCATCGTTTATTTCTTGACCTGCTATGTCTACAGTGCATTTTACTGACTGAACTAGTGGTTTATTAGCAACTGATGCTGTTGTTTCTGGATACTCTAAGAATAAGAATATTGTTGTATCTGCATCTGCTATTCTTTTAATAGATTTATGTGTTTCTTGAATGAACATCATTTCAATATCAACAGTTTCTGCCTTTCTTTTTCCTTTTGCCATTCTTTCCTCTTCTAAATCAAGAGCACTATATGTTTGGCCTTCTTTTAGTGTCTTTAATTGTCCTACTTTTTGAACATAACCTATGTCTATTTTATCTCCTGTTAATGTTGTTGAATAAGATACTTTAGCTTTCATTGCAACTTGTGGTGTTGTTGTTTTTGGTGTTACTTCATCTCCCATTTTTAATTCCTCCTATCTTAAATTAAAAGAGGCTGTTATAGAATTATAACGAACCTCAAATGTTATTGTTATACCGTATTTTTGCAGTATCTGGTCATATACTGCGGGACTGGTATTAGTCCTTATAAAATTTAATTCTTGAAGTTTCGTATCAACTTCGTTTGTCATTTGCATTGCTTGTCTTTGTTTTTCATTCCAACAAGTGATTGATATTTGAAATGTAGAACGAATAGGAAATGCGTTTTCTGTTAGATTTACTGATTTCAAAGGTGTATGCAATTCCAAGCAAGGAAATTTGCTTGTAGTTGTTGGATTTGTTAATATTTGTTTATACTTTAATGGTTCTAGTTTTTCATATACTAAATCGCTAAAGTCCTTTATACTTAAATCTTTCATTTGCAACACTCCTTTATCATATCGTCTAACTTCTTCTTAACTATTTCTACATTTTCATCTCTACTTTTGAAACTTGCATCTCCCATAAAGTGGTTTGCTTTTACTCCGTGTGCTATATAAAAATCCATTCCCTGAATATTGACAACTGGATATGGTAATGCTTTTTCTACTTTACCTACTGGAATAAACCATTCTGTACATCCACTTGCTATAAAGTGTTCAGTCTTTCCAATATGTTCTTGTTCAGCATATTGTCCTGTTCCAAAATACTCAAAAAACAAATAAGATACACCATTGCTTATAAATTTGTCAGGACTAGCATATATGCGACCGTTTTACTTCCATATTTGAGGTATCAATTAATTCGCATAATATACCGTTCTTCATTGTGTCCTCGTTCAAGCTTTATAGCATATCCTCTTACATTTTTTAAAACTTCTTCCACACTTTCCTTACTAAATTGAGGTAGTTTTTGAATTATAGCATCTATATTTTTAAAATTATGTTTTACTTTTATATTACAATTGAAATTTATCATTGTATTTTCTCCATTCTATATACATAAGTACTTCCTATTTTATTTTTATCTAGTACTCTATATTCCGGAATAAACTTCTCTAATTTTGAGATATCTTCAAATGATATTCCATTGCCTTTTTGTATATCATAATCTCTAGTCGTACGACCTTTATATGTACTATAATCCACTTCACCTGTGGACTTTCTATCTAACTCGTTGACATCTTGTTGCATATTTAGCCAAGCTATGCTTTTATATTTCCATTTCTTTTCGGGTTCGCCGTGGTCTTCTATTTCTTCATATCCTGATATATATACTTTTGTTAAATCTCGTAATAGCATTACTTAATCCTCCTTAATCCAGATTTTATAATGTCATTTCTTAGTTTTTCTATAATATCTTCATATGAACTTGATATAGAACCTTCTCCACGACTTGTTAAGCCTTCTGCTCCTCTTGAAAGATATATTGCTTTTACTGCTTTCTTAATATATGGAAATAACTTCTCATCATTTTTTTGTCTATTAGAAATATCAGAGGCAATAGAACTTACTTCCTCTAATATTTCATTTAAAACCTCATTATCTTCTTTTGAATAATTTGGTCCTAAATCTTTTATTATTTTATCTATGTTATTGGTTTCTGCCATTTCTATTGCCTCCTATTTTTAGGCCATTGAAGCAATTGTTGCTATTCCTGCTTTTTTAGCCTTATTTGCTGAATCAACTTCAACAATTACAATTTTTTGTCCTGTTGTTGCTGCTATTTCATCTGTTCCATTCCAAACTGTGTATCCAGTTGCACAAACTGCATCATATTCTGGCATTGTTGGATTTGCAGCAGCTTTATACTTATAGCTATTTCCAGAAGTTAAAGCTGGTGTAACAGTTATTTTTGTTTTTCCTGTTGAAGTACCCGCTACTGATGTTACAGTTAATTCTGCAAGTTTAGCATCTGTTACATAGAAAATAGTATCTTCCATTAATGCTTTTGTTCCTTTGTATAAGAAATCTTCTAATGCTACTGCATCGTCAAATGGTACTTTCTCTGCTCCATATTCTGATACATAAAATGGTTGAGCAATAGCTCCGTCCATCATTACAACAGCTTTTACTCCATCTGGCAATCTTGTTGATTCATAAACTCTAACAGAGTCGTATATACCAATTGCTTGTTCTTTTGGATCTGTTCCATTTGGTAAATCATCAAGAATTTTCTTCATTCCTTTTCTATATTCGCTATCTACTACAATAACTAATAAATCTGATTCTATTCCATCGATAAAATCATTTTTTAAAGTTCTTGCTTTTTGTAGCAAAGTATCAATAGTGTCTTGAATGTTGTTTTGAGCAGATACTTCTGTTCCTTCTAATACCTTTGCAAAGAACTCTCTATCTAAATATCTTATAATAGCTGATTGATGATTTACTTTTCTCTTTTCAGCCATACCATCAATACCATAAAGTTTTACATCTTTTCCTTGTAATTCCTCTACAATTTCTTTATCTGTATCAATAACAACTTTTACTGGTTTAGCTTTTACTTCATCGCCTTTTCCAGCGGCTCTTGCAGTACCTTTGTCTTTTAATTCTGCATTTACAAATCTCTTATATTCAATTACTCCACCTTCTGGATTTCCAGAACCGTTTTTTGCTTTAATTTGTTCTGATACTGCTTTTGCAGATACATTCTCTAATACTCCACTTAATACTTGTTTTAAATTATCTTTTGTTTTGCCATCTTGTAGCATTATATTTAATGCTTCTTGTGTAATTTCTCCCATTTTAAATTCCTCCTATTTTTTAATAACTTGCTCTAGCTATTGATTTATTTTGTGTATCAATACCTGACTTTTGAGTTGGAGTATCTTCTTTTAATCTTTCATTTACAGCTTTTTCAACAGCTTTATTGAACGCATTTGAAACCTCTTCTATTTTTGAATTGATTTCCTCTGCCTTAACTGTTTCAAAATTAAAGAAAGTCAATAAAGATATATCCAATCCTTTTTCACTTGCGATTTTTGTTGCTTGTTCTTTTAGTCTATAGGCATTTAATTCTGCAAGTGCTTTTTCCTTATCTGCCTTTTCCTTTTGCGCTTGATATTCAAGTTTCTGTTCTTTGTTCATCTTTGCTAACTTTTCAGCTTCACTTTTTTCACTATTCATTAGCTCTTCCCAATTTGTTTTTGCTGTATTTATAGCCTTTTGAACTCTTTTATCAAATTCTGCTTGATTTTTTCCATCTTTTAAGAAATCATCAAACGTTACAGGGTTGTTGTTTGTTCCTGTATTATTTTGGTTGTTTGCTCCCACTGATTCATTATTTGCCCCAGTATTAGCATTGTTTGGATTATTGTCTTGGTCTTCCATTTTTTACTCCTTTTGCCCCAGCCATTGCCCATAAAGCCCCAGCCATTGCACTTGTATTCTGTTGTTCTTTAATGCCTGCAATCAGTAAAAAGGCATAAAAATAAGAGCTAGTCGACTTAGCTCTTGATTTATAATTATAAAATGTTAATAACTTATTTATCTTTTTCTTTAACATTAAGATATATCGCATATCCTACTATTCCTGCTAATTCTGTTAATATTGTGGCTATTACTCCACACCAAAATGGATTTATATACATATTATTTTCCCTCCCTTGTTATTCCTTTTATAGCCCAAAATTGTGCTTCTTCTAATTTTGTTAATGCTAATGATGTTTCTCTACTTGGCTTACACTTTAAATCTATTTCATCATAGATAATTGAGAAACATTCTCTTATATGTTGTATTCTGTTGTTCTTTTCTTCATCTACTGCTAAATATTTTGCTCTATCGTTCATTTTTTCACCTTCTTTCCATAATAAAAGCACCTACTTGTTAGTAAGTGCTATTTTATCCCATCATATATCATTGTTAAGCTTTCTAATTGTCCTTTTCTTTTTAATTTTTCTTTTTCTTCTTTACTATATTTAAAACTTTTAAAAACATTTTGTACTTCATTGTATAGCTTTATTATTTCTGTATCGTCCATATTTTTTGGACACTCTATAGTTCTTTTTATCAACTTTTCTATATAATCATTTTTAAACATATAATTCTCCTAATAAATTATTTAATTCAATTGCTTCATTTATTGACTTGCCTACTAAATAATTTTGTATTTTATCATCCAGAAAGTCTAATCTATCGGTAACTGGTATTTTATATAAAGTTTTTGCAAATTCAAAGGTATTATTTTCTATTTTTATTTTGTCATTTATTTTTATTAAATTTTCTACCCAATCATCATAAGCAGATGTAATATTAACTAATTTTTCCTTCTTACATATTTCTTTGGTTAGTAATTCTGTTGAAGCTTCCTCAATTCTCTTATATTTTTTATATGTATCCACATTATAATAACTAATAGAATGAGCATGTAATTGTTCATGTAATATTGCATGTGGAGAAGTTATACTTTCAATTTCTATATTACAATTCCATAGTTTTGCATTTGTTTTTCTATTGCTTATAATAATATTCCCACTCCACTTAGATTTATTATCAGTATATTTATTTCCAACTTCATACATTTTATTTGCTATGATTTTTATTTCTTTTTTTGAATAATGTCTTTCTCCTGATAAATACAATTTTTCTTTCTTAAACTCAGGATTATTATAACTCTTTTTTTCTTGTTTTTCAACTGGTGGTAAGTACGTTATTGTACTTCTGCAGTAATGAAAGTGATGCTGTATAGGTGGTAAATTTAATCCTAATACTAATCCATTACATCTAATTCTTTGTATTATTAACTCTTTTTGTGTTTCACCATAATATCTATTAAATGTATTTTCCTTCTTAATATAAAACTCCTGATTATTTAAACTATCACACATCAATGTTGTTTTATCGTCTTCTACTGCAATAAATCTAACTTTTGAATTATCTTCTGCTACCTCTTTTATTCCTTCTACTTTTACTAAATTGTTTAAACCAATCATTTGTAAGTCAACTGCACCTGATATCTTATCATTATTTATATTGAGCTTTTGATTGTTTTGTCTTTGTATTATTGTTTGAAACTCACTAGAATCAATTTCTAGGTCTTTTTGTTGTTGTATATTTAAAATTGCTTGTTTGTATATTTGTTGTGCATTATATTGAATTGTAACTTCAATGTATTGTTTCCAATTAAATCCACTGTAATTAGGTTGGTCTACTAATGCAAGAAACAAAGCCATCTGAATTATTGATGGCTTTTTCTTTTTATTTACTTCTTGTTGGCCTTGTTCATAGTAATAATTAGCATCTTCATACATTATCTGCTGTTCTTGTTCTTCAAGTTTGTTTTGCTCTTCTACATATGAACTGTAAATAAGTAACTCTAGTATTTCACTATTCTTTACTCTTGTTCTCTTATAAATATTGTTTGCTAATACAGTAAAATAGCTATTATTCTTTAATAAGCCTTGTTCTTTCCATTGTTCTATATATGTATTTATTCTTTTTTTAGTTTTATTATCAGCAATATTATAGATGTTTTCGGTTGTAAAATTAAATGTATCAAAGATTTCTTGAAGTCTGTTCTGTGTTTGTTTTGATGTTTTATTATATAGTTGTTTTAACTGTCTCATATAATTATCATGTACTTTCCACATATAAAACACCTCTATCCTTTATTGATTTGCTTATTAATAACTTTTGTTTGCTCTTTCTTATTGTCTGCTGTTAGTTTTTGTGCTTTTTGTGTGTCTGTCAAATCTGTTACTTTATCGTCCTGTTTGTCTTCTTTGTTATCTTGCTCTACTCCTGTTTGTCCCATCATTTGCATTTGTTGTAAATTCTTTTGAATATTCTCTTCATTTTGTTTATCCATTTCAGCAATTTCTGATTCTGCATCTAATCCGAATGGTAAATGACTTATAATTGATTTATCACTTATTAAGCCTCTTAATTTTAACCAAGCATTTGTTAAGCTTTCTGTATCTGTAGGCAAATTACGTACTAATATAACATCTATATCTCTAAAGTCATACTCTTTATTTTTCTTTAAATTAATTCTTGCTGTTAGCATCTCCCACATTCTTAAATATTCTTTTCTAAACAAATGATGTGCTTGCTGTAGCACTTGTTCTAAAGGAAAGAACTTTTTTTCTAAAGCTGCAGAATTATCTGCATTAGTAAAACCTTGATCAGTTACGTTTGGAACACCAGCAATCATAAGAGCCATATCTAAGCACGTCTTTTTATGATTTTCTGATGCAGTGTCATTTATATCTTTTATAATCCAATCAATGTCTCCATCTTTATCTGGCGTATAGAATACCTTTGCATTTAATATAGCATCATCTTCTTGTATTCTTGCAGGATTCTTGGTCATTATTACATTTCCTTCTTTATCTTTTTGCTCTTCTCCTTTATCATTCAAAAGTGGTATTAACGGATCATTCATTGGAGAAAATCCTGTTACTTTCAATTTAGCATTATCATTATAATCAAAAATATTTGCATTATTTTCAATTACTTTTTCATTTTTATTTATTAAAGTTATAACATTTTCAAAAAATGACATTCCATAAGGATTTTCTACTGCAAAACAAGGCAAGTCAGTCCATCTTACTGGTTTGTCACTACCATCTACTTCTTCAAACTTATATTCAGCACTCTCTGTAATAGTCTTTTTTTCTATTCCATCGACAAATTGCTTTTTATAGTCTTTGGTTATTATTTCTAAGTGTGTTTCAATTCCGCCTGTTGCTGTATTTTCATACCAACATCTTAATAATCCTATTTTTGTGCTTGGTACATCATAATTCCATATAGCGACTGTATTCAAGCTTGAAACATTGGCATACACTTCTTCGTTGTTCTTATTTTCATACACTAATCCATAACACGCTCCAGTTGTAATATAATCAAGTACACAATCATAAAAAAAGCTACCATTGTCATTATATTTTGCAATATAATCAATAATAGCTTGATAATCTTCTGGATCATTCTTCTCTCCAAAAATTCTTTTAAATATTTTATTTAAAATTCCTTTTTGAGTCTCATTTATATTCTTAACTTTAAATTGAGGCTCTTTTCCTCCAAAATATCCACTTGCAATAATACTTATATAATATTCAAGTGCAACAACAACATCGTTTTTGTCATATTTTCTTGTAAATCTATCTTGTAAATATTTTCTGTGCATAAATATTGGCAATGCTTTTCCCCATAATATACTTATATTTTGATTTATATTTTTTTCACTTAAGAAGTCATCTTTATATTGTACTTTTTCTACGAAACTCATTTTGATTCTCCTTTACATTATATTGTTATATCCAAATTGTAATTTCTTTTGATTTATGTATTTTTCTACTGCATACCTCATTGCATCCATTAAATGGTTAAAGTCATCTATTGGTCTATTTATTTTATTTCCAAACTTGTCCTCGTCCCAAGTGTAATTGCTTATTTCTGTTATGAAATTTACACATCTAGGATGTATTATTATTTCAAAATCTTGTATAAATTGAATACCATTATTTATGCTGTCTTTTCCTTTTAATGCACCTGTAATATGCCTTAATCCTAATCCTCTTAATTCATCTATTGACTTTGGTTCTGCACTATCTGCCGTTATCTTTTCTTTTGAATAGCCCATTTGATTTATTTGGTCATATATCGTTTTGTTACTCATTCCTTTTTGATATATTTCATCATATACATAAATCTTTTTGTTTTTTAAATCTATTGCACCACAAAATAGTGCTGTTGGGTCGTTTGTATAACCAAAGTCTAATCCAAAAGCACTATCCAAATTTCTTATTATATTTAAATCAAATTTTTCTTCTTTCCAGTTTTCATAAACCAATCCATCAACTATACCCCAGTTACCTAATCCTGCAACTTGATATCTTCTAGGATTATTTTTCTTCATTCTTTCAAATACTTTTTTATCTGCTTCATCTAGCCACTCGTTACAAAGATAATTTGTTGTCATCGCTAATATATCATCATCTTTAACATCAAAAAATCTTTTCTTAATCCAATGATGTTCATTCCAAGGATTTAATGTTATTGTTATTTGTTTAAATAATCCCTCTGGTACTTCTCCGCCTTATACTTTCATCTATTACATCAAAATCAGATTCTTTTGTTATTTCGTATGCTTCTTCAATCCATAACCAACATAAAACACCAATATCTACTGATATTGATGTTACTTTTAATGGGTCATCTAATCCTCTGAAATATATTTTCTGTCCTGTAGGTTTGTATGTCATTTCTAATGGGCTTTCTTTTATTTCCCAGAAACTATCTACTTGTAATCTATGTATTGCCCATTTCAGTTCTGTAAAGCAACTATCTTTTAATGTTCTAAATGTTTTTCTAATTACAAGTGTATTAGCTTCTTTATATTTCATCATGTTACTTATTATCCATAATGCCGTTGTTTTAGATTTTTTGCTTGCTCTTGAACCTTTACATACTCTATATCTACATTTGCAGTGCCAATACTCTGCATAACCTTTTCCAACTATACTTTGTAATGATAATTTGTTTATTTGTTGCTGTGTGTTTTTATTTATTATTCTACTCTGTAATGTCATCTTGTATCACCACTGGTATATTACCAGTTACATCTACTTTTTCTTTAAATGTGCCATATCTCTTGCCAAGCAGTTCCGCACATTTTGTCCTATCTTGTAATGAAGCATCCAGTCCAAATTGGTCTTTTTCTTCTCCTCTCATTACTTTTGTTAAATATTGTAACACTTCCTCTTGTGAGGCAATTCTATTATCTTTTAGTTGTTGTAATCGTTCTTGAATGAAATAGTTAAGTTTTGTTAAGTTTTCAGCACCTATGTTTTTTGCTGTCTTAGAACTATACCCTGCTCTTTTTGCACTTTCTGTTGCATTTGCTGTTTCTACATAATAGTCTATAAACCTTTTTTGTTTTTCTGTTAGTTTATTATAATCTTTTTCATCTTCCATCTGCCTCACTTCCTTTTTTTATGTTCTTCTATAAGATATTTCAACACATCAGCCTTGCTATAACATTCTTCTTTTTGTTTATATCTTTCTTGTATTTCAAACTCATTTGATTTATATTCATTTTTCCACCTTAAAATATTTATCTACTATTTCGTGAATAATATCATAAGAATTTGATACTATATCTGCTACATCTTCCTCTGAATATTCTTGCTCGCTGTGAGTTATATAATTATCTATATAGCAATGTGTCAATTCATGTATTAAAGTAGCTCTTTTTCTATCTATTGGCAAATCTCTATCTAAATATATTTCTTGTATATCACAATGTGTAACTCCGTAATATCTTGGAGTTATACTCTTTATATTTTCTTCTTCATTTGCTCTTCTTTCATTTTGTATTTTTTTTATTTCACTTTGCGATTTTTCTTCTATTGTCCATGTTCTGTTATTTATTTTAAATTCCATGCTACACTCCTATAATAGAATGCATAGTTCTGTGATTTTTCAAGAAATCTTTTGCACTCAAATATTTTAACCCTTTTTCTTTGCACTTCTTGATATAATCTTCTGCACTTTGTTTAGTCCATTTTCTCATACTTTTTCTCCTTATATATTTAAGTCCATTATTGATTTACTTCTTTGTGCTGTTATTGTTTTACTGTCCTTATAAGCTAATTTTTTAATTTTATCCCTGTTAGGTTTGTAGTCTGGGCAATGTAGTTCTATAGTGTCTTCAGTCTTTATTATTACTAACCCCTTATCACATTCCCCACAACAGGTTGGGCATAGATGCTTTATAAGGCTTTCTGTTAATTTATCCATATACAACACCTCTTTAGTTTTTAAATATCTAATAGAAAAATAGAGCTAAACATTTATTCAATGTTCAGCCCTGCAAAAGTTTTATCTTTTTCTCACACTACTATTATAGCATGATTTTTTAGTAAAATTACGCCAATTTTACGCCAACTTTTTTATTTCTTTATGTACTGCTCTTATTAACTCGCCTTTTCTTCTTGCAAATGTTCTTTCTGACAGTCCATTATCATTTATAATATCCCATTTATATTTGTTTTTTCTATACAATTCCTCAAAAATTAGTCTGCTCTCTGCGTTTACTAATTCTAAAGCTTGTATTACTACTTTGTACTCTTTTATACTGTTCTGTAAACTTTCGTTTTCTTCTTTTTGAATTACTTTGTTTAAAACATTGTTGGATACTGCATACGGTGCTTTAGGTAAACCATCTACAGGTGCTATGCTTAAACTAAATATATCACTTTGTATATTTATTATGTTTATACAATTGTAATTGTATCTTTTTAAACAGCCGTACTGCTTCTCTGTAATCTTCTTTACTTAATTTTTCCATCGTTTTCCTCCTTTATATACCCCCAATTTTCTATAGGTTTAATTTTAAAGCCTTTTTTACGCAATCTGCATATATTTACTCTCAACGTTTCTTTTGTAAAATATTTACTCATATTTTCGTAACTGCATTTGTTGTTTCCTAGTGCATTTAATATTCTAGTTTCTATTAAAGTACACATGTATTTACCTCCGTTATTTTATTTGTTTTTCAAACCATTGTTTTACTGCTTCTGCAGTAAGTACATAACAATGCTTGTCTACAAGAATTTCTTTTTTTGAAATATACTCTGCCATTGCATTTATTATCTGGTCTCTTTCTTCTAGCTCTTTGTATAATTTAACTGCATTCCCTTTTACATCGTCAATCATTTTTACATCGTAATCATGTACTTGTTTTTGTGCCATTATTTCTAAATTTTGTCGCTCAACTGTTTCTCTTAATTCATCTCTTTCATCTGCTATCTTCATAATTGCTTCAAATAATCTTTTTGCTTCACCATTAAGCATTTCTGGTCTTACTTCTTGTAATTCATCTAATATTTTTTGTGCTTGTTCTTGTGTCATAGTTAGTCCTCCTTCAATCTTTCTCCACACATAGTTCTTGTAAATTATCAATGCACCAAGATAGTGTTTGCATTTCCCCTATTTTTTCTTTGTTTTCATAATATTTTGATAAATCTTTATTGGCATCATTTATATATTCATCAACTTCTTTATCTAATTTGTTGTATTCTATTTGTATTTCTTCTATCTTGTCTTTTACTTTTTGCTTTGGAATACTATTAGCTATCACTTCACTACTCATTTTTACAAATGTAGCATATTTATCTTTTAATTCTTCATTCTCTTTTTGTAATCTTTGATTTCTTAATCCTTCTTTTATTGCATTATTTAGAGCTTCACAATTTTGAGCAATACAGCAACTTATCTTTGTTAATTCTGCATTTTTCTTATATTCTTTTAATTCTTCATTCTCTTTTCTTAATTCTTTAAGCTCTTCTCTAACATCTTTGTATGTTTCTTGATATTCTTTTCGTTTTGTTTCTAATTCATTTTTTAATTTAAAATTATCTTTTAATAAATCATTGTATTCACTTTGAATCCTGTCTGTCATTTCTCTTAACTCATTATTTTCTAAACATATTGTTTCATAATCACTTTTTTGGTATGTCTCATTCTCTTTTAATACTCTTTTATAATCTCTAAATATAGTTGCAACTGCACTCGTAAATGCATCTTCATCTTTAATCTTCATATCATTTAGCGTTTTATGAATATATTTCATATCTTCTTCTATACTATTTTCTTTCACTTAAAACACCTCCTAATATAATGGTATTTTATTCGTTTTTCCACATTTTTTGCATTTATATGTTTGATTGTCTAACATTTCAAAATTTTTATTTTCACAATTAGGACACCACCACCATGCTAATCCTAATTCATTTATTTGGTAAATATCTAGTTCACCTTTATAATTAGTCCCTTCTACTTGCCAACATCTTTTAATTCTTAAATTTATATATGGATTATCTATTAATTTAGCAACTTCACATCCTAATGCAATTTGTTTTGCTTCTTTTGATGTTCTAGCTGCTATATAAGTGCAACCATAATCAGGGTCTCCTTCAGCATAGTAAACTTTATTTTTCTTTTCTTTCACTATGTATCACTCCTTATATTTAAATTTTGTTCAAAAATCATAAGTACTTTTTCATAACATTCGTGTTTTGTTTTCTCTGTTTCTGCTAAATATATCACATCTTTATTTTCAAATTCTTTGTAGTGTTCCCATGTTTTATCTAATTCCTTGGCTATTTCTTTGTATGTTTCAATAAATGCCTCTTCAAGTTTTTCTTTGCCAATTTTCTTTATTTTTTCTCTCGCTTTTTGTTCTAAAAACATATTTTATTTACTCCTCCAAATTTTTCATTATCTCTTCTTCTCTATTTAGTCTTTCTTGCTCTTGTATAAATTCTTCCCAAAATAAATCTTCTTCATCTTTTTCTGGGTTTATTTTTAGCATATCTATTCTCCTCCTAATAATTAACTCTAATTACATAACTGTTAAATTCTGGTTGATAATCTATACTTAGTCTTAAATCTTGCATTTTATCTATTCCGTATCTATCTATTTGCATTCCACCCCTTAATTTTCCCATATGATTAGTCAGTGCAAATTTAACTATATTTTCTAATTGTTCTGTATATTGTTTATCTGCTTTTTGCTCTTCTAATAATTTCAATTTTAAACTATTATTAAATAACTGATATTTTTGTAACTCTCCTTGCAAGTTTTTTATTTGTTTGTTTAATCTTTTTACTTTTCCTTTAACACTCATCTTCTCCTCCTAAATTTCTTCTAATTCATATACACTTGGTTCATCAACTCCATTATAGTAACAATAATGAACTAATCTTAATTCATCTCTACCTATTTCATTAAAATATTTTGCAAACATTCTTGAATACTTTTCAAATTCTGTATCTGTTAATAATCTTACATTTTCAAAATCTCCATTTGCTCCATATTCGTAATCTAGTTGATAATCTAAAAAGTATTCATATTCATCGTTATTATAATTTAATCCGCTGTTAACTACAAAATCATTCACAGTATTAAAGCTTTCTTTAACATTATATTTTTGCTGTAATAAATCCACTATCCAATCATCATCATTTTTTAATTTATCTATTATATTTTGAGTTATTTTAAATCTTACACATTTTTTTCTTACATAATCGCTCATTATTCTTCTCCTCCTACTATCTTTAATATTTCTAATACATAATATTCTTTACCTTTCTCAGCTCCCCATTCTTCTTTGCCTTGTCCTACTCTTAATTTACATCTGCACTTTATTTTTGGAGACATTTTAGAGTAACCATTTCTAAATATTATCTCTGCTGTTTTATCTTTGTAATTTAATCCAAATATCTTTTTAAATCTAGCATGGTAGTATTTTTTTATTTCTCTATATTCTTCCTTCTTCTCGCCACTTTTTATCATATCGAACCATTTTCTTTTTATTGGTAGAACTATCATATTTCTTTTCCTTTCTAGGCTAGACTTAATCTATCCTTCATCATTTGTTTTTCTAAGTATTCCATCTAAATATCCTTTGTAATAACTCCACTCCATCATTTTTTTTACAGAAACTTTAACAAATGTGTTTTCTATTTCTCCTATATTTTCCATAGTTTCTTTTTCGCAAATTTCTTTCTCATTTTCTGTAATATCACATATTACATTTTTATCTTCTAGACCTAATTCTTTATTAAAAAACTCTTTTAATGTAGGTTTCTTTTCATATTTCGCATTAAATATTTCTTTATTATTGGAGTAAGCTTTTTCCAATGCTCTTTTGCAATTATTATTTATTACATATGTTTCAACTTTTCTTTCTTTAGCTACACGTCTAAACACTTCCTTTAAATTTAGCCCTTCTTCATTTTTGTGTTTTTCATATTCATTTAAAGCTTTTGTTATGTCATCATATGTAAGACTAGACTTGTCAAATTTATACTTGTTTAATATTTTTTCTGCAAAGTTTATGTGTTTCTTGTTATTTTTTTCTTCATTTACTATTTTTTCATATTCTTCTTCTGGTAATTTTCTATATTGCTCATATAATCCATTTTCTTTTAGTTTTTTTAAAATTTCTTCAGCTTCTTCGCTTGTTACTTTTATTGTAGTGTACAAGCTTTTATCAACATCCCAATATTTGCATAAATATATCTGGTCTTCTACACTTAATTCCTTCATTCTTCCACCTCCGTTAATAAAATTTTCAATTCCTCATTTTCCCTGTTTAGCTTATTATATTCAATTTTTAATCTCATACCTTTTAGGCAAATAAACAAGTTTATTATTGTTAATGCAACAACTATTAATTTTAAAAATTCAATCTCTTTTTTCATTTTTTTCCTCACTTTCATTTGTTAATAAATAAGTTCTGTTTCAACATTAACGCCATTTATTTTGCCTTCCTCGTAATTTACTTCTGTTGTTTTAAATATAATAAATCTTATTCCGTATTTTTTAGCCATCTCGCTTATTTCTTGTTTTATTTTGTTAATATCCTGTTCCATGTTATCCTCCTAGGTTACTTTAATTTTTCTTTTTTTAACTTTAATGTTCCTTCAGCTATTTGTTTTAATGTTTTTATTTTTTCTATCTTGTCCATTTTTGAAAAATCTTTTAGCGTTATATATTTCATTTCTAGCCTCCCACATTTTCAAATTTCATTTGCTTTTTATTAAATTCAATTCTGACTGTCCCAGTTGGTCCATTTCTTTGTTTTGCAACTATAACATCAATGTTTATTATTTTTGACTTGTTTTTTTCGTCATCAGCTATATATAGAAAAATAACATTATCTGCATCTTGTTCTAAGCTTCCACTCTCTCTTAAATCTGCTAAAATTGGTGTTTTTCTTTTTTCGGTCTCTCTGTTAAGCTGGCACAAAGCCACTATTGGAATATCTAGTTTTTTAGTTAATAATTTTAGTCTTCTACTTATGTCTGCAACTTCCTGTTCTCTATTGCTAAACTTATTTTTACTTTTTAGTAATTGTAAATAGTCAATTACTATTAATCCTAAATTCTTTTCATTTTTTAATTGCATTGCTTTACTTTCTATTTCTTGTATTGTAGAAACCTTCGAATCTATGCACATTTTAAACTCTGATATTTCCCCTGCTGCTTTTCCTATTTCAGCAAAATTTTCTTCTGTAAGCCAGCCCATTCTCAAAACATGACTATCAATATCTGCTTTTCGTGCTATCATTCTATTTCCAAGTTGTTTTTCACTCATTTCCAAGCTAACAAAATATGTATAAATATTCTTCTTAGCAATATGTTCTGCCATCTGCAATGCAAAAGATGTTTTTCCCACTCCTGGTCTTGCTGCTATAATTGTAAGTTCTTGCTCGTGTAGTCCTTCAATTATCCTATCTAAATCAAGAAAGCCTGTTCTATAACTGTAATCATCTCTTTTCTTATATTTTTTTTCTATATCTTTCACAGTTTCAAGCATTACGTCAGACATTTCCTTTTCTTCATTTTTTTGCGTTGTTTTTAAATTTAAAAATTCTTGTATTACTGCATTTTTAACATCTGTATCATCTTTTTCTATATCTACTTGTTCCGCTTCTTTTATTACTTTCCTTGCAACTTCTTGTATTTTTCTTCTCATGCTTAAACTTTTTATAATTCTAAAAGTATTTTCTGTATTACAAGAAAAATGCAATGTATCAGTTATTGAAACAACTGTTTCTAAAAGAGCTTGTCCATCGTATTTTTTATTAATTCCTGCTGTTCTTATTGAAACTAGATCTATATTTTGTTCTTTGTTTTTTAGCTCTTTAATAAGCTCAAAAATTTTTTGATTTGTTTTATAATAAAAATCTTCTACATTTAGTTCGTCTATATATTTTAAATTATCAGTATCGGTTATTATTTCTGCAATTATATTTTCTTCCGCTTCCTTGCATGCTATCAAAGTCTCATCTGTTTTATACATTTTCAAACCTCCTGCTCATTTCAATGTACTCGTCGACTGTTTCTATGTTTTCAGATGTTTCCTGCTTTTTAGAATTTTGATTTAAATAGCTTTCAAATTTGTTTCCAAATAATGTTTCAGGTCTCAAATATTGTTCCATTTTCTTATCATTTAGCCACTCTGTTGTTTTATTATTAATTACTGTTTTAAAATCTTCTACGGAAAATCCTTCGTTAATTCGTGCATTTATTAGCGTCTTAGTTTTTTTGCTTGTTGATTTAAAATTTTTAGAAGTTTTTTTGTTTAGATAGTCAATTATATATTTATAATTTTGATTATTCTTATTATTTGATTGTTCTTCTTCTTGTTCTTGTTCTTCTTCTTCTTCTTCTTCTTCTTGCGTATGTGTATCCATACCATATATATACGGTATGCAAATGTTATATATATAGTCTTTAAATTCCTTATTTTTCAGGTTTTTCAGTTCTTTTTCTATACATGCACGTACTTTGGGACTAGATGTCCAATTGTACTTATACCAGTTCATAATTAAAAGCTCTTTTGTTTTCTTAGAATATTTTGCAACTTTTAATTTCTTTTCAAATCTTTCTAGTAGTTTTTTTATACTTTCCTCTGTATATCCCATTTCTTTTGAAATGTCTCTGACACTAATTTCATAGCATCCAACTTGATTAGTGTGCGGATTACTTAGTAAATAGAGCATAAAATATCGGTCTTCTGGTGTCATTTCATCTATTACTTTGGTATCATTCCAAAAAGATACGTGTACATTTCTATATAATGCCATTTTCTGCACCTCCATGTTTTTTATATACTAATTTTTTCTTGTCCCAATTTGCTCCATAAATGCCTTTTAAATAGTTTTCTGCATAATCAGTGTATTCTTTGCTCTTTAATCCGTTATCCTGCTCTCTATGACACTCATCACACGCTGTAAAGATGTTTTCTTCTATTCCTAATCCCCCTGCGCTTCGTGGAATAAGATGTGCGTTAGAAAAAAATACTGTTACTTTTTTATGACAAAATATGCATTTTTTATTATCTCTATACCAAACCGCTTCTTTAACATATTTCTGTATCTCCGTTTCTTTTGTTTGCTTATGTTTCTTTCCTTTTATTACTGTTCTTTTTATGTGTTCCTTATCTTCACAATCTTTGCATAATTCTATAGAAATTTCTTTGTCTTTTAATTTGCAATAAAAGAATTTAACATATTTTTTACTTCTTATTCTTAAATTTTTGCAATTCATATTGACAATAAACTCCTTTTCGTTTATAATATAAAATAGTTTATTTAATTAAACTATTGTTGAGTTAGTTATGATTTTCGACGTCAGCTAACTCTATTATTTTGTCTGTTTCATCATTTTCAATGAAACTATCTTCATCAATTATGTTCATTTCTCGAACACAAATAGCTTTAGCTTCTGTTTCATCATTACTATTCAATGCTATCAAAATATTTTTGTAATTCTCATAATGATACTCATTTGCATTTTTTCTATCTTGTTCAGACATTCTTCACACCCCCTTTTACCCAAACATTTCTGTTACTTTTTTATCTAATTTTCTACTTAACTTATATAAATTTTTATATAAGTTAATCTTAAAAACTTTGTAAAATATGTATTGTGTTAATATTCCTATTGCTATTGCTCCTATTAACTCTGCTAATACTACTAAACCACATAAATACACATCTAATAAATATTCAATCATTTGTTTCACTCCTTACATAAATAATCTCTTCTCTGGTTCATATATGCGTTTAATGCTTGTCTGGTAACCTTAAATGGTACTGTGTACCTTTGTACTGGTAATTCTGGGTCTCTAAACATTTTTTGAACCATGTTGATACCAATTTTAAATTCTTTATGCACTTGCTCAGCAGTTAATAATTCATTTGGGTCTTTATTCTGTTTTAATAATTTTTCTAGTAGTTCATTTGTTCTTTGTTGTTCTTTTAAAAGTTTTTCTTCCAATTTTAATCACTCCTTTTTTTATTCATCTTCTTGTTTTTTATCTCATTTTGTGATATATTGCTTTTACTACATAAACCCTTATGGGTAAATTTAATTATGAAAGGACTGATGTGTAATGACCAAAATATTGAGTTTACCCTGTTTCTTATGGATTAGTGTTTTATATAGTGGTATAACTATATAATTCAGCTGGATAGCTTAAAATCTAAAATTCTAGTGACTATGGGGTAAATTAGCATTACATATATCAGAACCACTACTGATTAAGTACTAGAAACTTTCATAGAAGTTATATGTGTCAGATGTAATATTAGTTGAATATGTATGGGCAATACTGTTGACAATCGGGATGTCGTAAAACAAACGTACTGTATTGAATTTATGGGCTATATACTAATTGCAAGAGTTTAAGATAAAAAAATTGTGGGAATTTACTAATCAAACTGACACTTTGGTTAGTATTTTCTATTTATATAAACTCTCAACTGTTGTTTCTAATATATCCGCTAATCTTAATGCCTGTACTACTCCTGGCATTCTTTCTCCTGTTTCCCATTGAGAAACTGTATTTTGTTTTACTTTCATAATTTTTGCTATATCACTTTGAGATATTCTCTTATTTTTTCTAAATTCTTTTATTTTGTTCACATTTATATGTCCTTCCTTCCTTTTTGTGTGTTAGACTGCATTATTTTTGATTACTTTTGTCATCAAGATTAATAAAAAAAATATCGTCAAACTTACATTCTAGTGCTTTGCAAATATTAATAGCATTTTCTGGGCTTGGATTTCTTTCTCCTTTTAATATTAAGCTTATTTGAGTTTGAGAACAATTTGCTTTTTCTGCTAATTTTCTGTAAGAAAAACCTTTTTTTACAATCTGTTCTATTAACAAATCTATGTCTTTAACAAGTACTGTTCTGTTTGCCATTTTTTCGCCTCCTTAATTACATTTGTCATTATTATAACATATCAATTACAATTGTCAATACTTTTTTCAAAAATTTTTTAAAAAATATTTACAAATGTAATTATTTGTAGTAAAATATGTGTATCGGAGGTTTTATTATGTATTTATCAAATGAAGAATTAGGAAAATATTTAAAATTGGTTAGAGAAGGTCTTGGATATAGCACTTATGATGTTAATAAACTTTGTGACATCTCCCCCAGCTATTTATCTTTAATGGAAAATGGCAAAAGGAAACCTAGTGCAATTATTTTGAAAAAACTGGCACCAATATATAATATAGATTATCTTGACTTGTATGAAAAAGCGGGGTATATAGATTTGATAGATGCTGAAAAGGCTCAAAACATTAAAAATGACATATTAGGCAATGAGGTTGTTGCCATTCCGCTTCTAGGTACAGTAAAAGCTGGATATGATTATCTTGCTCAAGAAAATTGGATAGGAACTGTTGACTTAGATAAAAATACAGCAGAATCTGGAGAGTTTTTTGCATTGAAAGTAAAAGGCGACAGTATGTCCCCTATCTTCCTTGAAGGAGATATTGTTATAATAAAGAAACAAAATGATTGTGAAAACAATGAAGTAGCTGTTGTTATTATAAATGGAGATGAAGGAACTCTAAAAAGAGTAAAGAAAACAGAACAAGGCATTATATTACAACCATTCAACTCTGTTTATGGACCTGTAATGTTTACCAATGAGGAAATTAAAGACAAGCCAGTTGTTATTGCTGGTGTATTCCACGAATTAAGAAGAAACGAAATAAAATTCTAATAAAAAGGAAAAGAATTGTGATATTGATTGCAGTCTAACACACAATACTTTTCCAAACTAAACACTATTGAAAGTGATTACTTTAATATTATAACTAAAAAAGCTTTCATTTTCAATAGTTGTACTAAAAATTATTGAAAATGGAGGTATTTTTTATGGAAAAAAGAAATAAGAAAAACAAGGAAAGAGGAAATGGCGAAGGCACACTATACTGGAGTGAAGCATTAAACTGTTACGTAGGACAATATGTGGATCCATCTGGGAAAAGAAAAACTTTAAAACAAAAGAAAAACGAAAAGAACTCGGATTTTAAGAAAAGATTTAATGATAAAATAAATAGCTTAAACAATGGTACCTATATATCCGCTTCTAAAGAAACAGTTAAAAGCATTGCAACTAATTATATTGAGCAAAAATACAAAGATGGTTTAATTGTAGATAGAACTTATAAGAGAAACAAAGATACTTTATCTGAACTTGAAAAAACTTGCAGTATTTTTTATACTACTCCAATTCAAAAAGTTACTGCTGCACATATTGAAAAGTCAAAAGAAAATATGCGTAAATATAGCAATAGTACTATAGAGAAAATTTGGGGATTATTATATAAGTCTTTTAAAATTGCATATTCCAGAAGAATTATAATGTATAACATAATGGAAGATGAAACTATAACTAAACCTCTATCTAAAAAAACTGATAGAAGAATTGAATCTTTAACTATAGATGAAGAGAAAAAACTTGAAAAAATATTATTGTTAGTGGACAATATCTATAATGATATTTTACTTTTACAATTATATACAGGAATGCGAATTGGAGAAGTTCTTGCTTTAAGTAAAGATTGTATTGATTTAAAAAACAATACTTTAAAAGTATATAGAACTATTACTAGAGATACTAACGATAAAATTATATTAGGAAAACACACTAAAACATATAATAAAAAGACTGGAATTGATGCTGGAAAAAGAACTTTCCCAATGTCTCTAAAAGTTAGTAAAATAATAAAGAAATATCTTAAAGCTAAAATAGATAATATTCACAGTTTACTTTTTTGGGATTATAAAAAGAATACTTTTATAACAGATGGGGAAATCAATTCATATTTAAAGAGACTAAATCTGAAGTATAAGATTACCGAAAATATACACACACATGTTTTAAGGCATACTTTTATTACAAGATGTCAGGAAAATGGAATGCCTCTTGTTGTTATACAAGCCCTTGTAGGTCATGTCGAAGGCAGTACTATTACAAACGATATATACACATCTGTTTCCGTAGACTTTATGAAGCAAGAATTAGACAAAATGGCTCAAATAAAGTAA